TTTATCACCCCCAGTTCTTCTCTATTGTGAAGTTGGCACGGGAAAATTCAACTCGATCAACAAGTTTGAGTGCCTTTCCTGATTTTATTGCCACAAATCCTTCGGGAGAAGTAACCTTAAACCCTTTGTCAGTCTTGAGATAGGTGCCTACGCTCTTTACTGAATTAAGTTTATTAATAACTATATTTTTTGCGGATATTAGGTTCATATAGGATGCCACAGTCATATAAACTGCCCTTGCATTCTGCTTTAAAAACTTTTGTCCGTCTGTTTTTATCTTTTGATATTTCTTTTTAGTAGTAGGTTGTTTAACTGAATTAATTTGCTTATCTAATAACGTGACATAGAACCCTTCAAATCCTGCTGCTACTTTTTGTACGTTAGTAATTGGTTTACCTGTTCTCACATAAGAGTTAAAGTACTGTTTGAATAGAGCAGAGAATAAAAACCTACCATCACCTGTGCCACCAAGTATATCTAAGAACTTAGATGCTTGCTTCAATGATCCGTGTGTCTTATTGACCTGAGCATTGAAGGCAGTCTTCTCTTTTGATGTGAACGTTGACTGTCCTGACACGTCCTTGAACGTAGCAGTACCTGAGAATACCTTAGTAGTCTTAGTAAAACTCCCACTAACATCACCCAATACTGCATTCATAGATGCCATATCAGAACCACTATATTTTGTATGGAATACAATACCAAACGATGCAGCATTAACTTCCTTATAGATATCAGATCCTTTCTCTACACAATAGGTAATAGTATTAGGTGTGAAAGCAATACAAGACTTACCATCTATGGTCTTCCTAACCTTATCACCATTACTGAATAACATATCACCTTGCAATACACCCTTGATATTAAGTGTACTTAGATACTTCAATGCTAGTTTTAATTTCTTTGCTAGTTCACCACTGTAACCGTGGAATGCTATATCACTCTCAACATATATGATCTTAGGATTAGTCTTATTGAATACTGATTTAGTTCCCACAAAGAAATTATCATTCTCAGGATTGATACCACATACAATAGCAGGTGCTCCATCCCATTTAGTAGTGACAGTGATAGCACTCTTGGGTTCTGTCAACATCTTTCCTAGTTCTTTCAGGAAAGCAATAGCATTCTTACCACCATTTGATCCTTGGTTTAGGATGTCATCTTCAAGATGTTCAAGGTGCGTGTTCTTAGCCATATTCTTATGCGTCCTCTAGTAGTGTAGCATTAGTTCTGCCTGACATCAAGGCTTTTGGGTAAATCCCCACACGTGCACCCTTATATTTCTGATCTAATACTGTAAATCCTCTGTCACCACGATAGGTAGCACCAAACGTTGCTTGATAACCATCGTTACGTTTGAATGCATTGACACCATTACTATCATTCCAGACAGTATGTTCCCATTTTAAATCCCAACAGTTCTCTCTCTTCTTATCTTCTTTCAAGAGTGCATTACCTTGACCTAAGACGTGACAATTATTCTTACCAAACTTTCCACCTGAATCAGGTCCAAATACTGCCATACGAATTAAATTATCATCCTTTACTGGTTTGTAAGTTGGTACTTGTAACTTATCATCTGTCACATATGCAGCAGTCTGTTGTAAGAAGGTCTGTGTCTCTTCGTGATTTGATATCTTTGATCCTGCTGACTTAGACAGACCACCATACTGTTGAAATGCTTTTGCACCACCTGTCTTCTTATGTGATATCCACATTATCTCTTTACCCTTCTGATCTACTATAGCAAAGTCTGCTTTAGGTGTACCCTTAATTGTTTTAACACCACAAGCATTACGAAACTCACCTACAGGTGTGCATAATGTTGCTGGACCTCTACACTTAAGCATCTCCTTCAGAAGTTTATCTAACTGTGTCATAGCAGCTTTCTCTGCTGAATATACATCAGTATTCTTTGCATCAGGTTTAACTATATGATTTAACGGTACCCATCCATTCTTACCATCTACATTTACATTCCCACAGTATTTGGATCTACCACATTCAGATATCTTATTTGATAAAAGTTTAACAGGATCACCCTTCCTACAAGTACAGGTAATCTTCTTCTTTGCCCGTGGACTAAAGAGTACAGTATCTTGTAATAATGTCAGCTCGAGCTTATCATACTCAGGATTGTCTGTAACGAGTCTCCTCCTAGCTGAATCTGAATCAATTCCTTTATCTGCCACTAAAATTGTACCAACCTGTCAAGATATATTTATCTTGTGAAGGGGATACAACTCCGTGATGTGGATGTGTCCAGTATGCTGGCCAGAATAATACATCACCACGGTTAGGTTTAAACTGTTCATTCTGTGTAGGGAATACTGTCTCTCCACCATCAGTAACAGTGTTTAGATATATCATCCAAGCAATAACTCTATACTCAGCATCACCATCTGATCCACCATCATTCTCACAATGTTCTTTAAAGTATCCTTCACCTGGTTTGTAATGTTGGATCTTAAAGTTAGGTGCTACTTGCCACGCTCCTATCTTATCTAAGAATGGAAACTCTTTGATGTATGCTTCACAAGTTTCTTTTAATACCCTAGCAACAGGTTTAAAAATGAACTGATCTACTAATAGATTTGATGAAAGAAATATCTCTGTACACTTCTTCTCATCTGGAGATACCCTCATAGAATCACCAAATCCTAGAAGACCTTCGACTTGTTTGTCTGGGTTCTGCTTAAAATAGTTAATTAAAAAGGTGCACTCGTGGGGTTCAAGTGCACCTAAGTTATTATGAATGTAATTCATTACCAAGTTTTAGCGTGTGTGTTAACATCACCTTCAACGTGATTGTGATCTATAGCATCTATATGAAGATGGTCTAGCTTCTCTGCAATTCTTTCAAGTGCAGTTGCAATTCTATCAAGATCAAGTTGTTCCATTTTAAATGTCTCCATCAGCACGGTTTTCGGATTTTTCAACACTAAATTCTTCATCAGGATACCTCGCTGCTAGTTTGACTGTGTTACGAATGATAACCTCTTCCATACGTACTCCTAATGCCATACAAGCATTAGCAGCGTACCACATAACGTCACCCAATTCTACGATAAGATGCTCTTTGTTTGCTTCATTATATGGTTTGCCTTGGAACTTCATCTTCTTGACGATCTCCATAAACTCACCAGACTCTGCAACTAAACCTGATGCAGCAGTATCTAACCTAGCAATGTTACATCCAGCAGTCTTAAGATCTTCATATCTCTCGATCAATTTATCATAGTTCTTAGACTCTTCACTAGTAACAAGGTCAACAAACTTAAGATAGTTATCTAAGTCTACCTCAAACTTCTTGTTCTTTTTGTTCTTTTTCTGCTTTGCTTCCTGACGTGCTTTTGCTTCTCTTGCTTTAGGTGTTGGTGGTTCACCAAATCCTTTTACAGTCTTGTCAATATCTTTAGGAGTTGGTACCTTAGTCTTACCAATGTTAGTCTTCATATCATCTTGCATCTGATCCTTCAGAGAAGCGTGATCAGGCAAGTCCACCTTATTGAGATCCTTTAGAACCTCATTTACATCTTTAGATTCAGTCATACTTTAAAGTCTTTGAATGAAGTTTTAGTTTCAGGAAGTATAGCAAGTATATTACCTGCTTCTACTTGTTCTTTAGTCTGATTAGCATCAACAATATCAGACTGATCCTTACAATCATACAACCTCATCTTGTTCCTGTCAATGCCTAGTGCAAATCTCTTGTTAGCAGTTGGGTCATTGTATCGGTTCTTCAGTTGCTTGACCATAATTTTATTCTCTGCTTCCAAATCTTCAGAGGATATAAGTGCAAACATAAAGTCAGCAGTAGCAGGGAGTCCAAAAGACTCACTGGTATCGGTAAGATCAACGTCTGAGTTTCCATAGCCTGCTCTCGTAGTTTGTGTTGCAGATATAATAGGGAGGTCTGCTTCTACAGCAAGTCCTCTCAGTTCTTCAGCGATTGCCTTCACATATGTGTATGAGTTAACTATCGCTCCTTTATATCTGGAACTGGCACAAATATTTAGGTAATCAATGTAGATTATGTCAGGAATGAAACTTTTTTTAATCGCTAACTCTTGAAGCAATGCTTTAAAATGTCCTACGTGTGCTGACGCAGTTGGATACTCCTTAACAATCAATCTACCTTGTGTTTTCTGCTGTAACTTCTCTATCTTATTATCAAACATAATCTTAGGTAGTTTCTCTAACTGCCTACAGTCTACGTTCAATAGATTTGCATCTATCCTCTCTGCAATTTTCTCTTCAGCCATCTCCATCGTGATATAGAGTACGTTCTTGCCGAGAGATAAGTTACTAGCAGCACAGTGGCACATAAAGAGAGACTTACCCACACCAGTACCTGCAAGAGCAACGTTGAGAGTCTTGTTAGGAAGACCACCTTTTGTAATCTTGTTGAAGAATTCCAGATCGAAAGGTATTTTGTCCTCACGTCTGTGGTAGAAAGCGAATCTGTCTCCTGACTGTTCAAAATAATCGTGACCTACTGAATTATCGAAACTAACACCTAATGCATTACTTAATATAGATGGTATAGCATCTCTACTCATATCAGAATCATTCTGACCATCAGCGATCTGAATCGATTCTAATAGAGCAATGTAAATAGCACGATCACGACACCACTTTTCTGTAGTATCAACTAACCATTGGGACTCGTGTGGTTCCTCATTGAGGAAGGATATCTGATCCTTTATCTCCTTATACTGTGAATCATTTAGGTCAGAACGATTCTCTAACTCAATAGTAAGTGCTTCCTTACTAGGGAGTTGATCGTACTTGACCATATATTGTGATAGTTCTTCGAAGAGAACCTTATTATTAAACTGTTCAAAATATTCTTTCTTTAGATGTGGTAGGACTTGTCTTGTGTACTCCTTATTAAAGACCAGAGTATTAATAACCAGTCCTTCAATAGAATCAGACATAATGTGAATAGGTTCCTACTAGGTACTTGTCATCAGAAATAGTTGGTTCCCCCGAATGTGGGAAGCACCACAACGGAGGGAATATAAGAAGTCTACCTTGCTTAGGTTCAATTGTCAATCCATCAAACTTAGTTTCACCACCTTCCTCAACATCATTCAGATACCAGAACATAGTCAGGAACCTTTTAGCACTCTGGTGATCAGCAACATCAACGTGCTTCTCAAACCTATCATCAGTACCTTTACGATACTTCTTCATCCTAAACTGTTCTAATGAACTTCTGTTAGGGAAGAACTTCCTACAATCATTCTCATCCATATACTGCTTCACGAATTCGTGAGCAGAATTAATGAGAGCATACTGAATTATATCCCAGTCACCACGGTTCTCTTGATCTTCTTTCTTGTCAAGATACTCTGTGATATTAAACTGAGTAAACTGAGGACACCCTTCCCTATCCCAATCTTCAAGATCTTCTTGTTGATCAAATAGTTTTATAGCGTGTTTACAAACTTCAACTGGAATGGCATCATCATAAGTTTTGACAAACTTACTAAGTTCCATATGCGAACTCCTTCTTGGCACACTCATCTAATGCTTGCATTACTTCTTGGGTAAAGTATTTCTCTGGATCCTTAAGCATTGCAGAAGGATATACAGAACTATCACCGACAACGATGCGATTTCCTTTACGCTCAAAGACTCCATATTTTTCTCCTAATTCTAATAGTCCATAGTAGGGATCTAATCCCCTTTCATCATAGAATAACCTAGTAGCAATCTTGGCACTCTCTTTTGTGAACCTACTCTTCTTAGTTTCACATTTAATAATGTTACCAATCACTTCCTTACCATCTTTCTCTTTAGATTTGCTGAGGAAGATGATAGTAGATGCAGCGTACTTGAGTCCACTACCTCCACCCATTTCTTTCGTAGGCATATAAGCACCTACAACATCATATGTATGGTTGGTAACTATTAAGGGAATATTACATTTTGATAGTTTAAGTGTAAGAACTCTAAAGATTGACTTAACAACTTGTGCTCTAGTCATATCTCTAGTCTCTTTACCTGCTTCACTATCCTCAATCTCCTTTGTTGTTGATAACATACCAAGAGAATCAAGTACAAATAACATAGGAGGATGATTCTTATCCTTCAATAGGTTATCTGCTACCATCAATGCTTGTTGTCTGAACTGTTGAACTGTTACCACAGGTATGATAACGACACGTTTGGTATCCACACCACGATCAGACAGTAAATCTTTACTGATAGCACCTTCTGATTCAAAGAATGCTACACCTGCTTCTGGGTGTGTCTTGAGGAAGTGTTTAATGACACTGATCGTGAAGAACGTTTTCCCCGTAGAGGACTCACCAGCCAACGCAGTAATCTTGTTGGAAGGTATACCACCGTATATGGAACCGCTAACAAGAGCATTAAAAATGTAACTTCCAGTATCAATAAAAGAAGATACGTCGCCAGCAGCAAGTCCGTCGTCAGCGATTGAAGCATACTCATTGTCAATAGATTTAATAATGTCTTTTAAAAAGGATGTTGTCATAGGAAAAATTCTTCTAGGGATGCTACTTTCTCTGCCTTCCAGTTGATCGTATCGAGGATAACCTGTAACGGATCAAGGAAACTCTTCTTAAATTGTAGATCGTAATCTATAGATTTGTCAAGTTCAAATTCACGTGGAAGAGTCTGGAAGAAAGAGACCACGTTCTCCCCTATTCGGTTCGGAGTCCTGAGATAGAGGAACTTGACCTTCTCTCCTTCTTGGATAAGAGGGTACTTATGTGTGAGTTTCTTGTGCTTAACGTGGAAATTATATAGGAGAGCACCACGAACGTGGATTGGAGTACCCTTAACATATATCCCAGAGGAACCACTAAATTTAGATAAATTATTGCAACCTCTAGGGAAAGCAATATCTTCAGGAGGAAGCGATTCAAACTTCTCTCTAAAATTAGAAATGTATTCTTGTACATCAGTCTCTGATCCATTCATAATAACTCTCAGGGCACTTCTAATCGCATCACGACAAGAACCTGGAGTTGAGGACTTAACACACTCGATACCCATAACTTTTAGTTTGGGTTCTTTATATTGAACACCCTCACTGTTCCATACATTAAGGATGTATCTCTTCTTAGCAGTCCAGATGCCTTTGTTAGCGATATTCTCTCGCTTCATAAACATCTTCTGATCATATGCATTTACATAGGTTGCCAATTCTTCGTAAGAATTTTGTATATACTTTTCAAGTTCCACATCACACACCTTTTCAAGGAACCTAAGAGTGTCCTTATCGCTCTTCTCTCCGTTCTTGAATACAGCTTTAACCAGAGGACCCAAATTAAGATAAATGGAATCGGTATCAGAAGCAATAACATAATCAGTCTCCGTAGTTTTTAAAATTTTGTTTAGATAAGAGTTAACCTTGTTCTCTATCCACCTGATAGAGACCTGACCTGATAATGTAATTGCTTCAGCGTTAGCAAGGTTATAGTACCTGAAATACTGGTTGCCAATAGCACCATAGGCAGAGTTCAGTTGGATCTTACGAGCCATCTGTATATTATTATATGCAGAAATATCATCTTGTAGTTTTGTATCACCAGTTTCTTCATACTTCTGCTTCGCTGCCAACATTTTTTTCTTGAAGATCACACGTTCATCGTAGATCTTCTGCATCATTTCAGGGAGGAAGCCGTGAATGTCCCTGCGATATTGTGCTCCATTGGCACACACGGAATAATCTCCAGAGATCCTGACTTGTTGACTAAGCAATCCTTCAACTGTTGCTTCGGGATGCCTTCTTTCGGCGAGGGTTTCTGGAGATATATTATACTGCATAATAAGATGAGGGTAGAGGCTGTTGAGGTCAAAGCTAGCAACCCAGTTATATAAACCAGGTTTTGGCTCCTTGACATACGCACCAGCATACTTGTCATCTTTCTTCGCTTCGATCTTCGGCGGGACACAGATTTTACGCTCCTTTAGATAATTGTATATAAGTGTATCCCAGACTCGCACCTGTGAATACACATCTTGGAAGTTAACTTTAGCATCATAAGACATAACCACTGCTAGTTCCAGTAGTTTCATCTTCTTCTCTAGTCTGTGTACGAGGTCAACGTCTTTAATGTTGTACTCAACAAACTTATCCCAGTCATTAGTATAGAACGCTTTAAAGTTCTCATACTGTGAATGATCTAACTTACCTTCACCTAATTCAACTGTAGCAATATGCTCTAGTCGATAGGACTCTTGATTAGTATAGGTGAATTTCCTATAAAGATCAAGATAGTCTAGAATTGATACTCCTAGAATATCATATGAAAGGTTCCTACGTCCTTGGATGTAGACCTCTCTCATATTTACTTTATTCCAAGGTGACATACTCTTCTGATACTTATCACCTAAGATCTTATCAATCCTACGACAGATATAAGGTATGTCATATAAGTTACAGTTCCATCCTGTAATGATGTCAGGAGTATTCTGTACCCACCAACTATGGAAGTCAGCAAGCATATCCTGTTCATTAGAGAATGATCTATAATTCTGACCATTATAATCTCTAGTACCCCAAGTCATAAACTTGCCACTAGCAAGATCCTTAATAGTAATAAGAAGCATTCTCTCAGCACACGCTTCTACATCAGGGAATCCATTCTCACATTCAACCTCGATGTCAATAGTATAGATCTTCATCAGATCCATCTGTGCACGCATATTATGAGGATACTTCTCACTAATCCACTGGTATATAAACCTCTCGTATCCGTGAACCTCAAACCCTTCTACACCTTTATACTTCTCAATAAATTCTCTGGCACGTTTGGCACCATCCTGTTTAACAGGTGCCATAGGTTGACCATCAAGTGTCCTCCACTTACCTTTAGGTGATGGAACAAAAAGAGTTGGTTTTATAATATCTCTATATGATACAGGTTCTCCATCCTCATACCCTCGGCACAGGATGGAGTCACCCAATAGGGTCACGTTTGTATAGATTGAACTCAAAGTGCCTTCTTGTAATTGGTCACGGTGTCTTCCGATGGATCCACTATAGTCAAAACTACGTCAGATGTCAAGAAAATATCTCGTTGATCTGTGTAGAGTGGATACTTTGTGAACTGTCCATCATCAATCTTATAACAGTTAGAAATCAAGTAACTGGGTTCTTCATCCAGTTCAGTGACCTCACCCATCAAGTGATTGTGATCCTTCAGGACTATTATTTTCAATGGATTCATTGTGATGTGCTTTAACTAAGGTTTCCCACTTCGCTACGACTTCTGGATGTGGTGTGTAGACTGTTGCTACATTTGAAAGGACTACTAGAGTCTTATTATTAAGTGATAAAGGAATCCAAGGGAATAATTGTAGATTCAAATCATTAATTTTCTGAGGTTCAGAGGATACATTCTCCTCAAATAACATCTCAGCAGTAGCATCTAGTTGAACTTGGTAAGGATTAGTGACCATATACCCAATAGGACTATAGGTCTCTTGATTAGGATATGCTTCCTGTACCTCACCTATTACGTCCTCTCCGTTGAGCATTCTTACGATTTTTACGGTCATAATTTTTCTCCATTAATTGATAGTATACACCACGAACGACATCACCGAAAGCCTTACGTGCTGTTATGTTCTTTTCCTCTGATATTGTACGTGCTAGGTACAAGATCTCTTCAACGTCAGAGGTAGGGATGTCAAGAGTGACACTCTCGTAATCATCTGTACCCCTTGGTGCACAGTTAATGTAGTAATTCACATTGGATCTCCAAATAAAAAAGAGACCCTAGGGTCTCTTCTGTTGTACATTATATATGTTAGTAATCATCGTCACTTGTTTGTGACTCCACCCACTCAGCATTGTTTCTACAGTATGCATCAGCATCTATTTCCATATGCCAGTGGGTGACAGTGTGTAGAGTCTGTATCATACACATCATACCAAGTATCAGCACAGGTCCTATCCATAAGGGGTGCATAATTATTTCACCTGGTGTTCGTTTCATACTATATCATACACTTTTTTCTTCTGTGCTTCAGGCAACACACGAGTCAAGGTTACATTAAGTAATCCATTGTTTAGTTTCACGTCAGTAACCTCAACATCATCTGATAGGTTGAATGACTTGTCAAATGAACGTGCTGCTATTCCTCTGAAATTATATTCTCCTTGCTTATCCTCTTGAACTTTAGTGGATTTGATATGGAGTTGATGTCTCTCTGTAGAAACTTCGACATCCTCCTTACTCCATCCTGCTAATGCCATCTCGATCTTCCACTTATCTTCACTCTCTTTGACGATGTTATATGGTGGGTAAGATGTGCTTTGGGGGTTCAATCCAAATGCGTGTAATCTTGTTAGTGTGTCATCTAGTCCGACACTATATTTGTTGATTGCATCAACAAGAACATCCATATCTTTGGATGCAAAATTTGAGAACCTTGTAAGTCCTGTCATTGTTTTTCTCCTTTAAAAGCGAGGTTTGATTTTGTGGTCCCCGAAGGCAACCACCTATATTTAGCGTGAATAGTACAAATATACAAGTACGGTCAGGTAGAAATGTCCGTATTGATACCTATTTTTAATGTTAATTAAAGCTAAATAGGTACGAAAGGTATCGTGGAATTATGAAAAAAGCATCCTTACTTTTCGGTATGGCATTGCTAGGGTTTACATTACCAGCACGTGCAGATTTGACACATAAATTGACAAGCTCAGTTCAATTACAGGTTGACGCAGGATACACACAAGTATCTAGAACAGCAAACTCATACAGTACCAGTGGATCTGGTGTTTCTACAACAGTAACACCTTCTGGTGGTAGTGCTGCTAGTAGTCTTGGTGGTATAACTGCTGTCAGTAACGCAGGTGTAGCAACTTTTACACTGCCTGATGCAGCACAAACAACTCAAGGTAATTCATACAGTTACACACAGAACATAACAACTGGTGACGCTATCGTTACTACTGCTGCTGATGTTGGTGATGTAAATGGTTATTCGAATACAGTTTCTACAGCACCTGGTAGTGCTGGTTCATTGGCTGGAACCCTTGCCACATCTGGTGCCATTGGTTTAACAGCTGGTGGGGCTGGCACTTCGGCTACGGGACAGTTCGTCACAGAAATTACCATACGTTGATCGGCTATATAAGATGAGACGTATAGGACTCCTACTATTATGTTTCTTTGGTGTACCATTGAGAACCCTTGCGGTGCCTGTGGTCCCCAATTTTCAGCAGGGCTCGATGACGAGCCACACCGAGACTGAAAGTACAATTACGGAGACCATAAATTCTATAGATTATCGTACAGGATGGGAGTATTCAGTGACAGGGGTAGGCGTATCCAACGATGGAGAAGCACTCAACCCCAACGTGAACACGTCAACAGTGACAATAAATCCAACAGTGGGATCGGGAGATGGAGCCATAACAGGTTCGGTCACTTCTTCCTACGACAACTTGGATTTCAACAATCAAGGAACGTTCACGATAACAACTCCAGGAGAAGCCTTTCAATTTACCCAGAGTTATCAAGGACCAGGGATGACCAACCAAACTCTCATACAAAGGGTCACCCAGATAAAAAGTGTCACCGACACAACCAGCACATTTACCCAGTGATACCAAGGGGTTTCAGGAATGCAAGAAGAATATACAGAACCACAGCCGCTGCTATCCTTGGTAGTTTTACTTTTCTTCCTAGTGGTACTGCTCTCGCTGAAGGTGTTGGTGGTGTAAGTGCTACTGCTAATCCTATAGCCAACTCGTCGGGCTCAGTCACCAACCAGGCAATACAGGTTTTACAAGGTCCGTATATAACAAACACATATGGTGGTGGTGTACAGTGTCAAGGTAGTACGTTCAACGTGACACCATACATCCAGTTTGCTGACTCAAGGAAAGATCCTTGGGAAGATTTCTATAATGATCCACAATATAATATGACTGACCTGTCAGGTAAGACAACCAAACAGGTAGTGACAGTTAAAAACTATCCTTGGGAGTCGTGGTATGACGACAGAACTAAAGCAGATGGAACTAGATGGTTCCCAGATGGAGAAGATATACAAATAGAAATAGATGTTGATGGTCCTGATGGTGTCCCAGATGCAATAACCAATGGCAGTATGGATCCTACGTGGTACAAACCAATACGTACGGATATGAAAGCCAATCAAAGTTTTAATGTTGGTGTATCTGCAACCCTATCAATCCCATTGAATAAGAAACTGCAAGAGCAATGCCATCAAGCTGCTGAAGCACAGATTAATATGCAGAATCAATTAGTATCTAATAAGCGTTTAGACTTTGAACTTGCGAGATTAAAAAATTGTGGTGAATTGAAAAAAGCTGGTATATTCTTCCATCCAGCATCACCTTATCACGCAGTGTGTGCTGACGTAGTTGTTACTGCAGCAGGTGGACAGGTTGTTCCACATCAACATAACATAAGTAGACCTACTTTTGAGTCTTCTTCGGAGACTTCTTCTTCAGAGGAGGTAGTCCCTTCTTCTTCCGATACTGATCAGCCCGAATCTCAGAACGAGAAGGACGATAAGTTGTCTTTCCTAGGATTGAGTTTACCTTGGTCACAACCTTCTTCACTACAGGTTTCACCACCCTCAGCAGCAAGTCAGCTAGGGGTTTGGCAAGTAGGGCACTCGATGCAGCCACAGATGCTATCACCGCAGTCGTCGTCACAATCTGAGGACTAGGTAGGTACGCTTCTACAGCACCTATATCCTCATACAACGTTACACATATTTTTTCACCATCAGGGTTCTTAGGATCCCTCTGTAACTCAAATCCACTGACCTTCTCTTTCTGGTTCTGTGCTACATCACCTATACGTGGTGCCAACGGACCTGGACAGGGAGGGTCTCCGTCTTGTTCAGGGGTACCAGGTGGATCAGGAGTATCAGGTGGATCAGGAGTATCAACCTCTCCTGTATCTACACCTTCTGGTTCTGTTTCTGTTTCAACTGTAATAGTTTCCCAACTTAATGATCTAGCATCATAATCAGGTGGCTCATAATATGGCATACCTGCATCACATAATACCGTATTTCCTTTAGGGTCATCATTGACCAACATCTTATTATTATTTCCTTTCGTATTCTCCTTGTGTACTTTGACACAACCAGGCATATCAACTACAGGAGTACCAACCACTGTAGTAACTGGAAATGTTAATCCTTGAACAGCAGGTACATCATTCATCCACGATTGATCTGCAATATATGGTGTTCCTATAGGTCTTATATCATTTGTATAGGTATTAATAATAGGAATCCTCGTACCATTGACAGTTATGTCATAGATACGAGGACCATTAATGGTTACGTTTGGTACGTTAATGTTACCCACGAGTTTCTTCTATTGCTTCTTTGATTACAGTCTTTAACTGCCTTAGTTTTTTCTTACCAAGACCTGCTCTTGTATCTATCTTGACCTTCAACCAATACACAAAGGCAAGTACCAGTATAAACTGAATGCCTTCTGCCCAAGATAGGTTCCACGCTTCATTTAAGTCAAGCGTTGCTGCTGCTAATAAATTAATCATTTTTGAGGAATCTGTTGTTTATAATTTTGTGATGGAGTTGGAAGTCCTTTGACATTACCAGTAGTCTCTGGCCAACTATCCCAAATTGCTTTTTGAACTTCTTCTCGAACAATTTGTCTAAGTTCAGTTTCTTCTGCTTGTCTTCTCTTCTCTGGTCCACCAGTTTGTTGGTCGATGACGTGATTGCCACCGACAAAAGCACCAGTACCAACTACAGCAATAGCGGTACCAGTGCTAGTGATCTTCTGGATATCCATTAGAAGGCAGGAACTGATTTTGAAGGATCTATTTCTGACATTGGTGACTGAGGAGCAGCCATATCAGGAACAGTTCCCTTAAGGGCACCGCCACCAAGATCAGGTACACCACCACCAAAACCACCAAGTGATCCTAATGCTTTCTGTGTCACACTGTCTATTATGGCATCCTTATTAAGATACACGTAGCCACCAACACCAACAACGGTGAGAGATACAACGCTAGACGCAATAGCGAGTACATTGATAATTTTTTGCATTTTAAATAATTATAGCAATCTTATTTATCTTACCACAAGTTCTTCTTCTTCACAATTTTCATTAAGATCAGAAACCATATTACCACCAATTTCAGCACCCTGATTTCCACCAAACATTGCTACCCATCCAGCAGCCAACCATCCTACGAATGGTATGCCTGATACGCTAGGAGCTACAGCAGTACCAACGCTAGTACCAACAAGTCTTCCTGTCTGTTTACCACCACCTACTGCTTCAATGCAGGCAACAGTCTTATCAGTTAATTCACCACCACCACTTTTTACTATTGTGGATGGATCTTGCCACGATCTCTTGTTAGATACAGGTCCACCTTGATTGGTCTGACCATCCATTACATACTCCTCAACAACTTGAGTTGTATTGGTTGCTAGTCCTAAGAAACCACCCTTTCTCTTGATGTCCTTAGTGATGTGCATTGTCTTAGGATCGTTAGCAGTGTAACTGATCTTATAACCAGTCTCATCTGCTGATACAACATAAGATGTATAATCTCCTACTGGAGGATTGATATAAGGTACCTTATTGGATTGCCTAGTTGCTAGTAATCCTATCATACCTATATGGGACACTCCAAAGACTGCACCCAAACTAATTCCTATCCACTTGTCCATAATGTTTCTCTTATAATTTAAAATTTTCGTCCTTCTTAGGATCTATAGCAATAATTTTTAAAGGAGCTTGTTCGATGATAAGTGTTTGAGTAG